ATTGACCAGCGAAACGTAGAAGTTGCCGTCCGACCCTTGGACAACATCGTTCGCGTTGTAATCTTTTGACGCGATCCAGGCATTGCCAAAAGTGGACGCGGTATCGCCTACAGGGTCACGAACCAAAATCTGTGTGTCATCCGATTTGGTCAGGATCGCTTTTGCGACACCATCAAAGAAAATATTTGGCTGACGACCTGCCGCAGTCAAAATGACCGGGTTTGAATTCGGAATGGTATAGTTGATGTCGGCATACGTTGTTTTCGCAGTCGTAGTGCCGGTCTCGTAGAAGTAGATTTTCCCGCTGACGAGAGGATCGCCAGCGTCATCAAAATATTGTGTATCGAGCGAACCAAAGCGAGCCATTGCTCATTCCTCGTTTGACTGTTGCGCGGCGAGAGATTTCACGGCTGCCGTCAATGCTGGGACTGCCGCTTCCAAAACGCTCATCTCCTGCGGAGACCCGGCCTTTGTGTTGTTTAGCTTCAACAGAAAGTTTCTCATCCCCGCACTTTCGTAAAACTTTCCTATGCCAGCAAGCGTCGCGGTTGAAATCGCGGTCATCACAGGTTCCGTCAACGCCGCACCGCCCAAAGCAAACGGGACAAGCTGCTGACCCGTTGGGGTAACAACTCCAGCTTGCTGTGCCCGTCTAGTGGCGTCCAGAAGCCTTACAAACCCTTGTAATGCGTCTTTGTCCGACCCGCTGAAAAACACATCAACCGCTTGAAGTCTGTTTTGGCGTTTCAACGCATTCGCAAGTCTATCAGGATTGGCATTCAAAGGATCGGCAAAATATCCACTCTCTGCCAAAGCGTCATAAAGTATTGCAGACCTTGCAGCTCTCTGCCCTTGCGGCGTAAGGGATCGGTTCAGTCTGTTCAGTTCGCTCCTGACTCCACCTCGAAGCAATGGAAGTATTTTTTCAGGGGTGGTGTTTGCAGAGTTAAACGCCCTGCGAAGTTCTGTTCGCCGCACGTTTTCAAGTTCAGTTGCAAAAACCCGATTAGACCTCAGCCAATCCGCCGCAGCCTGTTGGTCTGTATTTCTAGCAAACGCAACCATGTCTTTATCAATGGCCGATTTTACCTGCTGCAACGGGCCGAATCTTCTAGGGTCATCACTTCGGTTGATTGCTTTAAGGTCGTCAATGACTGTACTGCGAATATCTTTCACGCCTGAGAAGTTGCGACCCATCTGACGCTGCTGCGCAGGGTCAAAATTCTGCAACGAATCTTTGATGTCAGACAAAGACCTAACAAGCGATTCATCCGCACGCGCTCCCAAAGCATTTTGCTCCGCTATCAATCTGTCAATTGTGGTCATCGTAGTATTGAGCGGCACCACCCCAGCAGGATCGAGAACGTCTATTGCCGCCTTCCTTTGCTGGGCCGCTCTTTTCAATCTCGCGGCGTTTTCTGCTTTTATCGAATTCACAAGGTCAACCGAAAGGTCGCCGATTGAATCAAGCTGCAAGCCAAACTCATCGGCCAGACCTTGCACCGCTTCTTGTCTCAAAGCCTGCTGCGCCTGGCGTTGATTTGCGCCCCCAATAAAAGGGATTTTTTCGTACATGGATTGCATCCACCTTGATGCGAAATTCTGCGGAGGCAAAACATCGGAGGTAGTCACTGGAACGTTGCGCATCTCGCCAGCGCGAATGATTTGCTCCGCTTCTGGCGCAATCGGCGCACCAGCAACTCGCCGAGCGGTTCTGACTGATCCAAGCCCAGCCAACTCCATCGTTGCCGGAATAATGGTTTCACCAGCCGCACCAAGCAGCGGGCCGCCAGCTTGAAACCCTTTTTCGCCGAGATACTGACTTGCCTTCTGCAATGGCTGCGCGACCGGCTGTAATGCTTCGCCAATCCCCCTTACCATTTGTTGCCCAAGCTGACTTCGCGGTTGGTAGGTCATTGCTTGTTGCGTTGCCGCAATATTCCTCACCCCCTGCTGAAGTCCTTGGAATGGAGTAGTCACCAGCCCAACCAGTCCAGAAACAGGCTCGGCAACCGCTCCACTTGCAACTGTGGCCGCCGTTTCGCCCAGAGCTTGTCCAGCCTGCGATTCGAGTGCATTCATCTCGGCAAGCCGCTGCCTAAATGACGTTTGCGGCAACTCTTGCGGGGCTTGAGCCAATCGACGATCCAAAACAGCTTGAGCGACAGACTCCGGCGTTATTTCTCCGCCAGGAACCATCCCAACAGGGCCAACGAATGTTGGCTGCCGTCGCTTTCCTATGACTTCGTATTCAGCCATCAGCGCACCCTCAATTGCAGTATTTCATTCGGGTCTTCGGGATTAGGGATTTCAACTATCGATCCAGATGGCAAATTGGCTGCATCTGCCTCTGCCTGCGAGTTAAAGAAGCGCGGGAACTGCGCAGAGCTTTGATACCTGTAATCAATTAATGCATCTGCAATAGGAAGATTCCTACGCTGCGCAATGTCTTTATACTGGTTATATGTTCTCATGTAGGAACGTTCAGCATTGTCATATAGATTTTTTGCCCGACTTAGGAAATCACTGCGCTGAGTTTCCGTAAGTCTGGTTCCCTCCATAGCATTGTTGTAAATCGCTCTAATGCGCTCTGGGATGCCTGCGGCATTTTGTGCGTTAGCAAACTCGCCCTCTCTGACAGTAGAGCCAGGGTCTAGCACTTTCATGTAGTTAAATATCAAAGCAAGGTCGCCAGCCGCGCTAGGATTAGATGCAGACGCTTCAATTCGTCCAAATGCGTTCGCTTGTTCAGAAAATTGACGGACAGCAGGAATTGCTGAGAACTCCTTGCGCAATTCGCTGGACTCTTGCCATACATTTGGCAAAGCCCCTTGTTCAAGCCGCGCTATCCCTGCGTCATATTGTGCTCGCGTAATCAATCCAGCATCAAAGTCAGCCTTAAATTTGGCCGCCTCAGTTCTTGGGGTTGGAGCTTCAGCACCCATTGGAGCAGTAAATACAGGCTCGCCGTTACGCAGCACTATTTCACCCGGTTTGACAACTGTTTCTTTCATTTCTGGCAGCTTTATCACGCCCTTATTAACCCCATCTGCAACTATGGAAACGGATTGCACATATGCCTTTTGTCGTGCTTCCGCGTCCCCAGTTGCTGCAAGCCTCAAGTCCTGGTAGATGCTTGCTGTTGGGTCGTTGGAAAAACTCAATCCAAGCCCTTGCTCAAGCTCTTTCATTGTTTGCATACGGTTTTCGAGCAAACCAAGGCCAGCTTCAATGTTGCCATCCCTCAGATAATTCGCCAGAGCGAAAGCATCCTGATACCCAGCAGCTTCAACCTGCTGCTTGAATTCGTAGTCTTCCATCAACGTCTGACGCTGACGTTGACGCTGTTGGTCAGCCAGTACCTGTTGCTGGCGAGCCAGTGCCTGTTCCTGCGCCATTTCCTGGCGGAACTGCGGAACCTGTTGGGAGAAAGACGCGCCCAGACCGCGAAGAAGCAAACCAATGTCTTGTGCCATATGAACTCTCTATCTAGGAAGGCCAGCTAAATCGGAGTACAGAGTCGACCAATTAAATTGAGGCATAATCATGGGCTGCATACCCGGCGCACTACCGCTTACTTGAGTCGGCCGAGTCGTCACTCCGAGATTGCCGCCACCCAGTTGATACCCAAGCGCCGCAGCGTTCAGAGCGTTACCGGCTGCCTGGCCGTAAGAAAACGGCTGCATCTGCGCGAACGGCTGCCCTGCGAGCATATTCGCCTGGTTTACCGCAAACCCCTGCTGAGACGCTGCTTGATTCTCTGCTGCCTGTTGGTAGGCGTTGATCTGGTCTTGGGTATACCCCTGAGACAGTCCCAATCCTGCCGTTCCGTAGCGGTTCAGGATGTCGCTGAGATAGTTACCTTGGGCAGATGCCAGATCACCAAGCCCAGCCGCCGCAGTGCCAACCTGACCCGCCAGAAGCTGACCGGCCTGCATCCGTTGATTAGCAATATCAGCCGCCGTGCCGTATTGCAGATTGGCGATATTTCCGCCCGTCTGAAGCCCCATATTCGCAAGGTTGGTCGCGTATTGACCCTGCGCACCTGCGAGGTTCTGGCGCTGTCCTGCGATGTTCTGAGCGGTTCCTGTAGCAAGGTTGGCAAGGTTCGTCCCGTACTGAGACTCAAGCCCTGCAAGGTTCTCTCTCTGACCAGCGACGCTTTGAGCAGTCCCCGTCCCGAGATTCGCAAGGTTCGTCCCCAAGCCCGTCAGGATGTTCGCGCCAGACCCTGCTGCACCCAGCCCAACCCCAGTGAGGTTGCTCAAGTTCCCAATCTGTTGCTGAAGCCCTTGTCCAGCGAGACCCTGACCGAATCTCACCAACTCCTGCTGTACTCTGCCGCCTCCTAGACCGCCTGTGGCTGCCGCGCCAGCGAGGGTTGACCGCTCCCCTTGCTCGCGTAGAAAACGAATGTAGGGACTTTCCTGGTACGCCTGGTTGAATGCGTCCTGACCCAGCGCGCCAGACAATGCAAGCTGCTGCTGTAGCGCTTGAGTGCCCGCCTGTTGGTAGGGCTGGAACAACCCTGCCGCTTGGCCCATGTAGTTCTGAAGATCGCCTCTGGCGCGTTCTCCTGCGGCCTGAATGCCTGCGATGTTTTCACCATACAGTCCACGCCCAGTTTGCATGGCTTGAGTAAGATTGCCCTGCGCTGCCTGTTGTGCTGCGCGAAGATCATCAAGGTTCAGTCCGTAAAGTCTTGCGACCTCCTGCATACCAGCGGAAAGGTCACCACGCGCTGCCTGTTGCGCAGCCTGTTGGGTGGCGATTGCTTGGTTCATGCCTCGATTAGCGGCCGATTCAAAACCCTGCAATCCGGTAGGTGGCGGCGTGGTCGGTCTGGACTGTTGTTCAATCACCGCGTTGATTCGCGGCATAATGGATTCAACACTGACATTCTGCGCACGGGCCACCTGTTCGGGAGTGATCCCAAACTGGTTCATCGTTTGATAGATTTGAGCGTCGCTGGCTTGAGGATTGTTCGCCAGATACTGATTGATCTGCGCATCAATTCTCTGGTTAACGTCACCGATATTCGTACCAGTCGCCCGCGCTATCTGTTCAGGCGAGACATCGTACTGCTTCATGGCGAGCAGAACCTGCTCGTCGGTAGCTTGAGGGTTGTCAGCTAACCACTGCCTGATTTGCTCATCGGTAACCATAACTTATCCCTGTGCCTGACCAGCCATGTAAGGCGGCAAGTTCAACCGCCCGCGAGGAAGTTGTGCGCCGCCGAAAATCCCAGCCAACATCGCTGGATCGTAGGAAATCTGCGTCGGTTGAAGCGCGGAATAGTCCATCGGCTCACCAAGAATAGCAGCGCGCTGAAGCGGAAGCCCTGCGAGCAACGCCCTCTGAGCAGCCATATTTCCCTGCTGATAGAGATTTGCCGTCGGCCCATAAAGCTGAGAAAGCATCCCCAATCCTTGCTGCATACCCTGCTGGCGCATCCTCTGACCAGTACCAAACGCCTGCTGACGAATATCCTGCGCAGCCTGATAGCCGGGGGCGAGCGCGGATAGTCCAGCCTGCGTCCTCGCAGCCGCTGCTTCGTTGGCTTTGTTGACAGCCTTGCCTTGAGAGCGGCGATCCAATGCACTTCCAGCCAAAGATGCCCCAGCACCAATCAGTGCTGCCGTAGTTGCTGCTGCCATTAGAGTATCCTCACAAATGTACGTTCTGCTCTTTGATATGAGCGTTTCATGTATAACGCCTCAAGACCATCAGGCTTGGATGCTTCAAGACACATCATTGACCAAAAAGCCAATCCAGCTTCCTTTGCTTGCGTTTCGATAAAATCCAGCATTCTAATGGCAGCACTGCCGCCTCGAAATTCCGGCTCAACCCACCAAGCCAATTCTGTGCCTACCATAACATTTTCATTAAGCAAACAAGGCACTTTTATTCCAGCCAACATTCCAACCACTTCGTCTTCATTACAGGCAACGGCGCACAATTCATGGCTAATAGACGTTAAAAACAATCTTGTTGCAGTGTCTTGGTCATAGGGGATAAATCCATAATCAGTAATTGCATGGAACTTCTTTCCCATCTCCACCATCTTTGGAATATCCATTTCGTGAGCAAGTCTTATTTTCACACTAAAAGCCATCCCTGCGTTACATCCCCGCCGATATCCGGCAACATCTTGCGGTACTCAATATTTCCCGCTGTTCCAGCAGAGTTGATATACAGTGAATACTGTCTAGCACTTACCACGCCTTCAGGACTTCCCACTCCGATAATCGGAATGCTCAACGATGCGTCAATCGTCCAATTTCGAAATTGCTGCGTCATTGTGCCGTTCGGCTCAACAATTGGGTTTGCAGCGTTCAGTCTAGGGCCGGTCATTTCGCACCCGGAATGACGTTAGCGGTCAACTGAATTATCACAGGTTTCACCGCATCAGATAAGGTGAAACGAAACACCTCAAACCTCGATGCTCGTCCATTGCGTCTCCAGATTGCTCGGCGGTTGTATTCACCAACCTTTCCCAACTTGCGCAATCGCTGGTCTGACCATGTTTTGCCGTCAACACTTCTGTCCATCGCAATCACTGGGTCAACAACGTCATCGTTACCAACCCCAGATTCTACAGTTAACTCCAAAGACGGAACGAAGATTGACTGCATATCGTTCTGAAATGGTTGGGTGGCTACCGTCCGAATGATCGCCCCTTCGTATTCGGTAAAAAGGTCAGGGTTGAGCTTTCCAACCCTGCCGTCGATGATGTCACCGCAGAGAATCTGATTGTAAGCCTGGGTAAATCCGCTCACGCGATAACCTACCTGCTCTCCCTCAATGTAAGACTTCCGCTCATGCCAACGCTTTGATGAGTGGTCATAAACCAATGTTGAGTTTGGCAATGCGAAGGCAACGAAATACGCGCCGTTCTGCGAATACGTCCATGCGTAAATGTTTGCCAACTGGGTATCAGTGAGTGACTTCAAGATGAAGTCGATAGCCACCGTTGAAATCTTCTGAGTGGAGTTCCCTGCGAACGCCCAGATTGCCGGAGACTCATTCTGACCTCCGCCAACCCACATAAACGTATCTTGCGTGTTGATCAGGGAATACGGGCTGAACACTCCTTTGTCCAAGAACAATCCAGTCCTTTGAAAAGGGAAGTCGCTCCCACCGATATTCTGGAACGCCTCGAAGGTCTGGCTGCCAGAGATGAACAACTGGTTCTTGAAAACTATCGGAGCAACGATGTTGTCAGGATCAGATTCCGCTGTGCCGAAATCCAAAGCGTTCCAGCTCAATCCATTATTAATCGCGGAGATGATGAACTTCTTGGTGTCCGTTGAGACAACGAAATAGCCGTCTACGAAAACAACAAACTGTGGATCGCCGTTCGCAGTGAAGTCTACGTCAGTGATCTGCGAGAACGTATCAGTGACTTGGTTGTAGATGTAACCATTTCCACCAGGCACCAACACCAACAACTGCGTTCCATTGTCTGCCATCGAGCATCTGGCAGTCCCAGCGACAGTCCCTAACTCCACAAGGTCGTAAACTTCAGTCGGGATCACCTGCGTTTGGTCAAGACGATACAGCTTAGTGCCGTTCACGAAATACGGAACCCCAGCCATCGTGTGGCATCCGCGATTGGCCTGAAGAATCGTCCCAGAGGTTTCTACCTGCTCAATGCCTGGCGTTCCTCGTAGCGTTTCTTGAGCCAATGCTGGCGCACTCTCAACCACTACATACCAGTTCGTGCATTCCTGCGCAGAAATCGGCAGTGAGTTCGAGACGTAGAAACCGTTTGTGATTGGCAAGATCATCAATGGACACTCAAAACTGCGCGAGACACCACGATGTTGTTTGTTGCGGTAGCATTCTGCACGAACACCTCAACGTAGTCATTTGTCGCCAGTGACAACTGCCAAACAACTGACATATTCATATCAGAGCCATGACTAATATGGGCCTCTTGCCGCGAGCCTGCGATGGTCGTTCCATTTTTCGCAACGTAGATCGAAATGTGCTGATTTGATCCGCTCGTTGGATCAAGTGATAGGGCCGCCGATACTCGGATAATTTGCGTCTCAGCCCCGGTATACGTCAACCGTCCACCAGTAGTCCCTGTGAAACTACCTCCGAGATCAACCGTCCACGTTCCAGCAACCAACACAGGCGTCGCGGTAGATGCAATCACCGTGGCGGTGGAATTGCCCTGCATATAAACCTGACCGTAGATTTGAGCTTGTTCCGCCGCAATCTCGATGGTATCGCCGGTCGTCGTTAAATTGATGCCAGCCCCAGCCACAAGAGAAACAAACGTCGGACTCGGGTCGGAGATGTTCAACATCAGCGGCTCACCAGTGGTGTCAACCGTGAAGTTGTGCGCAATCTCTATGCCATTTTCAGCAGAGACATTCGTGACGATACCCGCTCCATCCTCAATGTTTCGGATGTTGTTTACAGTCCCTTGCACATCCAAAACCGGCGTGCCTGTAACCGCCCCGTCCTGAACAATCGTTCCTGTAACGCCCAGCCCCGAAAGGAAGTTGGTGTAGGAAATCTTGTAGTTGTACCCGTTAGCGAAAAAGCCCAGAAACGATCCAGAGGGAATCGACGTCTGCGCAGTAAAGTCGCTTTGTTTTACACCGTAGGCGCGGTCACTCATTGGTAGAAGCCTCTAGTGCTATTGTGCCAATCGTTTCGGCAAGGATCGACTCCTCGCTTTCAGGATAGAAATTCCAAGTCCAACCATAGCCTGCGTCGGAGTTGCCAGAGCCAATCGGAAGGGTTGACGGCTTTCTCGTCGCGCCGATAGTTTGACCAAGCATCCTCATGGCTTGTAAACCTTCTCGAGCCTGAAGGACTAGCGCATCAGAAACGACACCGCCGTAATCCGGTGCCACCTCAATTGCTAGGTTTGAAATCAACCCACGCAAAGCGCCGGTCGGCACTGTCACGGTGTCGGCGAGATTTGAAACTATCGTATATCCAAGATGAACGCCTGCCGCATCCAGAGCGGTCATGTAGTTGTTCATCGCAAAGATGAAGTCTTGATATTCGTCAGCTTCGAGAGGCGCTTCGGAAGCCTGAACAAGAATTCTTTGCAGAGATGCCTTTGCGACCTGCGCAACCGTAGCCATTATTCAAACCTCGGCTTTTTAACGGTCTTGGCTGCTTGCTTGAAAGCCTTTGCGGATGGTGCGCCTTTTGCGCCTGGCTTGCGCATCCTTTCACCAGAACCCTCTTTGATTCTTTCGCGCTTCGCGTGAACGTTTGCGTACAAGCCTTTCATCTCAAGCCTCTTTGACTTTGGGTGGCCTACCCCTTCGCTTGGGGATTGGAACCACATTGTCTACCTGATCAACAACAACAGGAATCTGATCTTTCGGAATCCATCCAAGCGAAATTGCAGCGTCCCGTGAGTTTGAATTCACCATAACTTCCGCGCCGCTTGGCTTAATGAAAATCTCTACCACTTAACTTTGTCCGCCCAGTAAGCCGCAGACATTTTGCCTTTGGCAATGTTTTGCGCATGACGCGCCTTAAATGATTCGCGCCTGTTTCGATAGGATTCCGACTCCCCCTTTTTCTTCGGGCTGCCGGAAACACCTTGCTGACCAAATCGAATAGTCTTGATCTCGTCACCGGACTTTGCCACCACAACGTGAGATTTCGTCGGATGGCTAGGTGTACGTTTCGGTTTGTTGTAGCCAGAAACGCCAGCACGAGTAAGTCGAGAATCTTTCGCCATAGAAAAAAGGGGAGAGCAACGCCCTCCCCTCTCCGGTTTATACGCCGAA